TTTATTGTTTGATTCGCTAGAAGAATCAACCAAAAAGAATTGGGATCTTCATATAGAGTTGAAGCAGCCTCTACCAATGTGGTTTTGCTATCAAATTCAAATTGTCTTTTGCTAACTAAATCAAAGCTAAACTTATAGTAACTAAAATAATCACTAATAGAAAAAGATCCAAGTGTAGTTTCAAAAGTTCGTTTTGGAAGTTTATCAAAGTATTTCATTATCCAGAGTATCCAAAATAATAATCTGAAATTTCAGATTTAGACCAAGTAGCATTTGCATCTGGAACATATGTACCAGTTTCAAATTCAACAAAATTAAGACCAAGCATAACAGCAGATGAACGATAGTCTTTAAGATACCGCAATACTGGATCACCGTAGTCTGCATGTTTTACGACAATACCACTCAAAACACATGGAAGAGGTTCACCAAACCAATCCGCAGTTCTATTTGGATTTATATCTCCACCATTCATTACTGAAATATTCCATAATCTTTGCGGATAAGATCTTTCGGGCAAGCCTGTAGCAACTACTGGATAAGATCCTTTTCTAAAAGTTCCAACTATATCAGTAACAACATTTGACTCATCTGGTGATTTTGGAACAAACAAATATTCAAAGTAATAACTTTTTCTAGCCTCTGAAACCATGGTAAGTTCGGTAATATTACTAAACCGTCTATAGGTATCAGTTGCATATTGCCTTTCAGCAAAGAATGCTACTGGCTGCATTACTCTTGAATACAAAGTTCCAAAGTTATCCAAACCACCACTATTGGCTGCACCTGCCATAGAAATTACTGGTCCAACAGGATTTTGACCTTCACCAAATTGGTGAATGATACTATAACCCGGTTCTTTTGGCATAGGAAGTATTATGGTAGAATCGGATCTAGTTACGATAGAATCTCTCGTTCTTTCAAAATTCTTCAAAGAATAGGTTGCAACATCAAATCTGAGTTGCAAAGGAACTTCAGCACCAGAAGCGCTACCTGCAATTGGGTATATATATGTTGATGCCATACTACAATATTTAGCAATATCATAAATATTTAAAATGGCGTACAGAACACAGTTTTTTCCAAAAAACAAAGAGAAATACATAGGCGATTGTGAAAAGATCGTCTGCAGATCTCTGTGGGAAAGAACTGTTTGCAAATTTTGCGACGATCACCCAAATATAATAAAATGGTCATCTGAAGAAATTGCAATTCCTTATGTGCATCCAATAGAGAATAAGATTAAAAATTATTATCCAGATTTTTTAATAGAGATAAAACAAAACAATAATAAAAAAATTTGGATGGTAGAAGTCAAACCCAAAAAACAAACCTTTTTAAAGGAAAACGCCACCAAAAATGAAAAGTATATATGGGCAGTAAATACTGCAAAGTGGAAGGCAGCGGAAAGTTATTGTGAAAAACACAATATAGAATTCAAAATTTTAACAGAAAAAGAGTTATATAACAAATGTCATCCTCACCCATAAACACCAATAATATTGACAATCTAAAAAATTATTTAAATGCCAGTGGCGGTCTTCAAAGAGCCAATAGATATGCTGTAAAAATTTATAGGCCCGAATTAGATGACCTTCCTAATGGTCAAGTATCATCATCATATATAACTGTCTATCCATCTGAAATTTCTTTTGGCGCACGTGCGACGAATTACATATATGATGGACTACAAGGCTACAATTATGGTAGAGCTGTTCCCAATTCTACAAAATTTGTTGGTGGAATTGTAATGACTTTTTATGTTACTGGTGATCTATTTGTTTTAAATTATTTCAATGACTGGTTTGATGCCATGTACAATAGAAATAATAATACTTTTTTTGTTCCTTGGTATACTGAAACTGTACAACCTGCAAATCTTCAACTTACATATTTGGATTTAAATGGAAACCAGTCGGTTTCAACAAATAACCAATCTCTATGGACATTTCAAGAAGTATATCCAGTAGAGGCACTGCCTATTCAATTATCTGCCAAGGCAGATTCTCCCTTACTTTACCAAGTTGTATTGAATTACAGATCTATTACTAGATCTTCTATACGATAAATTTTTTGGAATTATTATGGATATTTTAAATTTATTTAAAGACTCGCAACCAAAGTTTGAAACCACACTTCCTTTTAGTAAAAAGAAAGTTTTATTTACTGCATTTAAAGTAAAAGATGCTAAAAAAATATCTTTGATACTTAATGAAGATAATAAAAAATTATCATTATTGGCGTTATATGAATGCATAAAAGACAACTGTGATTTAAAAAATGTACAAGATCTGTGTCTTGCTGATGCAGAATACTTATTTCTACAAATTAGATCTAAAAGTGTTGATGAATTGATTAATGTGATTGTAAATCAAGAAAAAACTCAAATTGGTATATCTAATATTGAAAATAAAAATGCAATTCAATCATTGAATATACCAGTAGGTGAGTCCATTACAATTACTTTGGCAACTCCTTCTTTAAGTGATTTGCTAAAACAAGATTCATTTTCAGATGAAGTTTATTCTAAATCATGCATTAAGAGTATAATAATTTCTGGTCAAGTTTTTTACTTAGATAAATTTGTAAATGAAAAGTGCAAGGAGATCATCGATAATCTCCCTTTGTTTACTATGAAACAAATTAATGAATTTGTAAAAAACGAACCAAGATTATGGTTCAAGGTCGAAAAAGAAAATAGTGGGAGTGAGGTATCTGGTTTCCTAAGTTTTTTTATCTAGCAGCAAGTTACTTTGATGTGGTTGACTACTATCAAACTAACTTCTCTTTAATGAAAGAACTAAAATGGAGTGTTCAAGATATCGAAAATATGTATTTTTGGGAGAGAGAAGTGTATATTAACATTTTGGTAAATTACAATTTAGAACAAGAACAAAAACAATTACATAACCAAACAGCAGGACAACACTTTGGATAATAATAATGAAGCAAAAATAAACATTGAAGCAGAAAAAACTGTATTCAGTGATGCCATAGGAAGATCTGAGCAAAAACTAGAAATGACAGAACCATCATATTCAGTCACTCCTTCTCCTTTTAGTACTCAAAATCTGTCCATGATGTCCATGGATACCAGTGTAAATGTTTCTCCAGTTATTGCTGCACCAAATCAATCCAGAATAATTCCAATGCAGGCTAATACTGGTTTCATGGATAATTCTAAAACTTCAAATATTGAAAAACAAATTAAAGATAATATCATGCCATCTCTTCAGAAGATTGCACAGCAAGTAAATGACATGAATGTATCTACTAAGAATCAAAATACTGATTTGGTAGAAAGACCTACAATCGCTCCAACAAATTTAATATTTTTAGATAGAGCAACTAAAACGTCATCAGCTCCAAATTGGGCATAAAAAAAGCCCCCTTGCGGGGGCTTTTCTCAATCGTTCTCCATCTCAGAGAAGTACTTTAGAGGATCCTTTTCCTCAATGTCTTCAGACACCACTGTGTCTGCCACATCATCCTCAATGCTCTTGCTTTCAGTAAACTGAGCACGAATATCATCACCAACAGTCTTCTTGTAACGCTCAGAGAGTTCTGCGTAACTCTTGAACTGGCTCTTGTCAATAAATGGCTTCAGAGGATACTGCTTCTTCCAAAGTTCCTCTAGCTTCTTGTCATCTCCACCAAGAAGAGGGGCAGGAGATGCAAACTCTGAACGGTCATAGTTTACGTAACCTCCGACATTACGAATCTTGATCTTAAAGTCTGCACCAGTCCAGAAGTTGAATGGGTCAACTGCAACCTCATCCTGATACTCAGGGTGAGCGAGGCTCTGAATCTTCTGGAAGATCTTGGTGCCATACTGGTAAAGGAAAACCTTTCCCTTATTCTCTGGATTGGCAGGATCTTCGATTACAAGAATATTGGAGATATAAGCCAACTTACGCTTACGATTCCGTGCAATGTTCTTGTCATCTTCAATACCACTGTTCCAGAGTTCAGTGTTACCCTGACAAATTGGGCACTTCTCACCAATCGTAGTGGGACAGTTTTCAAACAGCCAACCACCCTTGCCCTTGAAGGCATGGCTGTACATGGAAACGAATGGGGTATCTTCGCCCTGAATTTCAGGCAGGAAGCGGATTACAGCGTATCCGTTACCTGACTTATCGATACCGGGCTTCCAAATACGTTCGTCCTTGTAACTCTCCTTGGAGGTGAGCTTATCCATACGCTCGGTTAGAGATGCGACTGAGTTCTTACTCTTTTTCTTAAAATCTGCAAAGTTTGACATAGTATTTTACCCGAGGACCTACCTCGGCCTTTCTATTCTAATTATAGCCCAATTAGATGGTTAGTCAATTGGGAGTTTCTTGGTTTTGCCATTCTTTAGCAAATGGCGGTCTCTGGCTTCAATTTGAATTTTTTCAATTATTGGTCTGGTAATAAGTTTACCAGCCGTACTTGGGTCTATATTCATTTCTTCAGATAATTCAAGTATGCAATCCATAAAACTTAGTTTTGTAGATTTTACTCTATCTAAAACTTTATTTGAAAATTTTTCTTTTGCTGCTTCATCTATATACATGGTTTTATTATATACGTTATATTCCAATAATCAATAATTAAATACATCTAAATATTCATGAACTAATTAACGAGGTCTAATCCATGCCATCAGGAACAGGCGTAACATCAGATGCGATTCCAATTCAAACAGCAGGTATAACCGCATATATTGCGACCGATTTTGTCGGTACAGGCGGTATTACAGGTCACTACCAACTCATTAAACTTGGGTATGGTGTCGATGGATCTGCGACAGTTGTAAATTCAGCAAATCCACTTCCAGTAACAATTGCCACTGGAATGACTGCCACCATCTCTGGATTCACCGGAACTATCGATGTACGTGGTATAGGTGGTGCTGCAGTGGTGGTGTCTGGTTCAGTAGTCACAACTGGCCTAACTTCATCTCCATTATTTGTCAGAACTTTTACAGGATCACAAGTAGAAGTCACTGGCGGTCGTTATCTAGGAAAATCTACAGATTCGGTTTCTGTATTTGGGCCCAACGGTCTTACATACATCTATGTAAATCTAGTAGATCAAGCTGGAAAAACTTTAAGTTACACCAATGGTGCACTAAATGTTAACGTTGCTGGTGCAACAATTAATGCCACCATTCCTTCTACCGTTACTGTAGTAGGTCTTTCCGGTGCTACTGCTGTAGGAGTTAACGTAGGTAACACTGTTGGAATTAATGATACAAATATTATAACTGGTATGACTGCCATCTATGGTCAGGTAGTAGGTCTAAGAAGTGATCTTGGTGGATTTGCTGTTATTCGTCCAACTGGTGGAACTGCTTATAGATTAACAAGCACAACAACTGCAATACCATTTGCAGGATTTACTTGCAAGAGCGGAATAAATGTAAAAGCTGCATCTACAAATACCGATATAATTTACATCACCACAGACACATCTGCATCTGTTACTTCTCTTGGATACGAATTAGATCCCGGAGAATCGCTATTCATCGATATAATAAATTCTAGTCTTTTGGCCCATAGAGCAAAATCAGGTGCTCAAATTATTAGTTACCTAGCGACCTAATATGTCATTATTTTCGTTAAATACAGCAAAAACATCGTATTCATACACAACACAATTTGTTGGTAATACGGCAGATCCTTGTTTTACAAAAGGAAATCTGAATGGTTCTGCTAATATTTTTATTACTGGTAACTCGTTGTTTTTTGATTATTCTGAAGTAAAAACTGGTAATGATTTAAAGTTTTTAAATAAATTCTTCAACGGTCTTACAACTGGAAGTACTTTCAATTTTTCTAGTGGAGTATATTATAACGATGCTACTTCTTCTAGTATAAATTGGAATGGTACATTACAATTACAAGGTATATCCGGAACTTTTAAACAATATATCTCATGCTCTGGTGTTACTGGCACTGCAGCTATTACTGGCGGATATTACGTAAGTAAAAATTTTACGAATCCTATACAGTTTACTGCAACAACAGGTAATACTGCTAATATCTTAATATCAAATACACCTAGAAGCAGTCCATTAAATTTTGATTTCTTTGGTGTATATGGATCTGATTATGGATTTGAAGAATACGTAGAAGTTATTGGTAGTACGTTAAACTCTGGAAGACTTAAAATAAAAAATTATGTAAAGTTAAATGATAATACAGAAGTAATTTATCTTACAAATCCAGTAACCAATGAAAATAGATTTTTTAATAAATCTCAAGTTGATATATTGCACAGAGGTCTTCCTTCGCTAGCTGTGTTGGCTACGAATCCATTGCAAAATGGTGTAATTAAAATTGCTGGAGCAACTTCTGGTATTGTTTCAATGTTATTGGAAAATCAAAACATTTTACAACACGCATTAAGACAACAACTAGATACTGCAAATGTATATTACTATTATCCCAATAGCACATTAAAGACAATCAATGCCAATACAGAAAGCATTGTAGATTATAAAAATATTTCTATTTCTTATTCAAATGTCTTTATATTAAAAATTAAAACTTCGTATTTTATTTCTTTTAATACTGATGGTTTTAATATTTCAGAGTTTCTTGGAACCAACCAATATAATGATTTGATTTATATTGATAATATTGAAACAGAGACATTATCAATCAACAGTAATACTGCAGTTGCTCCAATTAAAATCGATCTTTCAGATGCGGATAATAAAAGTGCTGTAATAAATGTATTTTTAGACAGTAACTGCACTCAACCTTTAATTGAAAATTATTACCTTTTAGGCGAACCTGGCTATGAAGGAGCATCCTTTATCTATATGGTAGACAGAGCATATTCTTCAAAGACCATATTCATGCAAATTAAAAAGAACACAACAAATGTTCTTAGAATAAATATTGCTTAATTTTTATTTAGTGCAAAAGGTTCAGTACGCCATTTATTGTAATACTCAGCCATGTCATCTTGCACATCTGCTATAAACAGGTAGGCTTTTTCTGGAAGGAAAAAACCATCTTGTACTTTTGTATACGGTAACCAAGTTACAAGATTAATTTTTCCCAATTCTAAAGATACAATGACAGCAGCGTCTTTTACAAAGACTCCATTGTTTTTATCTGTGCACTCGGCAATTATTTCTTCACTTTGCGATATTTTTATAAATTTAATTTTCACTTTGTCTCCACAGGTCGTGTCATTTTAGCACCACACCCACATGGTTTTCTTTTGGAAAGAATTTCTTTTTGCATAGATTCATCCATTGGCGAAGTGTTTGATGTAAACATCTTAACATGTTTTAATGAATTGTCAACATCTAAAATAGTGGTATCTTTATAATAAAAAGAAAAATAAGGTATTTGCAGAAACGCATTAAAACGTTTTCTTCTTTTTTCACAACCACAATTGCCTTTTGTTATTTTAACAACAAGGTATTTTATTCCAGTATGTTTGGTTATATATTCAATTATATCACCAAATCCAACATACTTCTTTACAATACCAAACATTTTTTCAATTTTAAATTCATATGATAACCGTTTTTTAAAGATAAAATTTGGATACATTTTATCTTTTGGATTTTCATAATTTGGTATTGCTACCGTGGAACCTCTTCCATCTTCAGTTACATTATTATTAAAAGTAAATCTATCAATAAACATATATACACTCCATTTTTATTTATATCTTTATCCGTCGGTGATACCTTGACAAATTATATTACCTGATTTTATATCTATTATTCTTATTCTATTACCAAGTGCATCTGTTTCATAACGTTCATAATAAACAATATTTGCGGTTCCTGTTATATCTCCTTCTTCCACACCACCTATAAATGCTATTGGATCAAAAGTTGATAATTCATTATCACCACCAGCATATACATTTGGTCTAGTTACATTTATTTTATGCCATTTTGTTGAAGTTGGAGATCCGTATATAGGAGCATAAGCATTTGGATTATCTGGATTAAATATTTTTATGTCAGTTGGTATTGAAGATCCATTTGGTACTATTTCACCTGTTGATGTACCACCATATGTATATGCACCTAAAAGAGCATAAGGTGATACTAATGGAGCGGCTACAGGATAAGACCATATGCTATTGACAAAATTACCGTCTTGGTTTGTCGAAGGTCTTCCATCTGGACTATTAGTAGTCGCCCACAACCAACCACCTGGACCCAAAATTGTTTCTTTTGGAGTTCTTGATAAACATACATCTCCACTATTTTCACATGTTCTTCCAGTTCCATCATCTCCATATATAGCACTACTAAAAGATGACCATAATTTTTTTAATATTTCACCACCAAGATATACATAAGGATATATTAAACCATTAGCAAGTTTATATGAAGTATTGGCATTACTTGGAATAAGATCAGTAAATCTATATGGATCTTTTGTAAAAAATATTTTAAAAGTAGCAGAGGCACTATCCCACCCAAAATATGTTAATCGTGATGCATAATTAACATAACTTATATTTGTATAAATTACTCTACAACAGTTTCTTTGTCTACTAAAATTTTTATACGATTGTATAAAGTAATCTTTACTAGAATTAAATCCTATTCTACCAATACATTCTGTACATGTATCAGATATAACAGGAACTCCAACAGGACAACAATTTCTAATACAAGCACTTCTATCGCACGAATTATCACATTGACCGGCACAGTCTGGGTTTTCCGGTGCCCAATATGTGCTTGTTTTCTGTTGAGGTAATCCGGTTGCCTGCCAACAAACGTCTGCTTTTTCAGGACATGAAGATGCTGCTCCGTTTACTCCTGAATTCATTCCTGCTACATCTGGATTTGTAAGAGGATTGCCGAATGCTGCATAAGTTAAACATAGATTGTTCAATGGATCTGGTTGAACACTGTGATTAGGAACAAAGTTTTGATATCTTCTTAATAATGGACTCATCCAATAATATTCAGGATGACCACTATATGAATAGTTGTCATTTCTTAAACCTGTTGCATCTGTTGGATCTGGTTCACCCAATACACTACAAAGATCTCTGGCCAATACTGGGTTATTTGCTTCGAATCCTTCTGCTGCAAAACTACAATATCCACCCCATAACCATTTTGAAAAATCCCAAGCTCCGGGAACTGCTCTAAAAAATGCCTGTCGTTTAAAATATTTTGGAATATTTGAAGATCCAGCTAAAAATTGATTCTTTTTTGCCTCTGGATCTTTAAAGTCATTATAATCCCATGTGGGGGCTTCAATATCAGAATATTTTAATGCTATTGCGTGCCCATAGCCAAATGCTATATCACTATAACCAAATTCACTTATATCTTCATCATCTGTTGGTATTAAACCATATTGATCACCATCTGGTGGAGTTTCTTGTCCTTTACGAGTCCATATAAAAGTTTTATTTACTCTAAAATTATTATTTCCAAAACCAGCATTTGAAGTTTCATTATTTAATTTATATAAAACAGCAAATCCATTTGCACCAGCAGTAATTCTTATAATGTCTCCGTCAAATGATTGACTCCAACTACCAAAAGTTGATTCGGTATCCGTAGATTTCCAAGTTGGGAGCATTTCAGTTCTACCCCAGACATATACTGTATTGTTATTTGCAACCATACTATAATCTGGACCACCATCAGCAAAAAGGAACGTATCATTTTCACTGTGTATAGATGCTAGTGTAGCTCCTTTAGAGATGTAACTATAATCTCCAAAAGGCAATTCTGATGCCCCATAATATGAAACATCCCATTTGTCAGCCAATGCTTTAACTTCAGCTGGAACAAAAGTATCATATGGAGTACCATATGGTGTTCCAAGTGGATTTAAATATAAGTATTTTCCCCACACTCTAACTTGATTGTCACTTTGAATAGCAATATTGTGATAATTACCAGAACCAATATTTGTAAAAATAGGAAGATCAACATCAAAATTTTCTGGATCAAGTAATTGACATCTTTTATCTGCTGGTGGAACTTCTTGAGTAGATGGATATTGACACCATCTGTTTAAATTAACATAGGTTATACCATTTATTTCTACTGTAAATGAATTAATATTATTAGGATTAATTGCAACATCAAATTCATTATCAGAAACAAATCCTGGTTTTGCAAGATGTGTTGATAGAGCTCCAAGAAAAAGAGTTTCAGATTGATTACCATATTTTAATTGGTTATATGCATTATCACCTACAGTATATAATTCACCAAATGATGTTATCGCTGAAGTATGTAATCCGCCATTTGCAACATCAGCCCATCCATGGGTTTTGTTTAAAAGATCATTATTACCAATAATAAATGTACCATATTCGCAGTGATTATCACCCCATGATTTTAATTTATATTGAGGTAGTGGAGCATTTGGATCACGCTCTGGTATTGGGACAATTCCGCCATCACCACTATTGGAATTATCACAAAGAGGAAAAGAAATAGCTTCAGTATAATCATAAAATTCAGGATATTCGATTAGAGCAATTTCAAAATCTATACCTTTGCCACCTAATTTTTTAACAAATCCAAGTTCAGTATTACTATTTGCCGATTCATTATTAATTTGTACACTAATATCAAATGGTATTTCTTGTAAACCATTTGCATCATACCCGGATGCTGCTATTTTTCCATTATATGTTATGAAATAGTTGGTATTTAACCCACTGTATACGCTTACTATTGATTTTGCTATCCACTGTTCATTAGGAATATTAGAACCACCTGGTTTCAATTTGTTTGGCACAACACTTTGGTTATAATTAAAACCAGAGCAACTATTATTTTTGCATCCCCATGCTGCTACTTCATTTCCTTCAAGATATACTGGTAACGTTGCTCTACGTGGAAACATAAACATATTTTTAGTAGGTTCACTACTAGTTCCACTAAAATTTGGAAGTAATTTTTGTTTAATAATTTTTGGAGTTACTGAACCTGTAATAGGTTCAACTCCTAAAAACTCTACTAAAGCCATATAACCAGATGCACCACCAACAACTGCAGATACATAAGGATTTAAAACAAGTTCACCATCATTATCATAACTTGCTGACTGTATTATCTGAGTTGTTTCAGTCGCTATATCAATAGCATGATCTTTTACTCTAAGTATTCCAGCAACAACCATTCCCTCTAATGATTCTATTACATAGTTATAATCATCAATTAAAACCGTATCTCCAATTTTTATTGGTGTAACCGCATTAGATGAACTTTGTGACGGATTTTCAGATAAACTATAGAAATAATTGTAATATGCTTTTAAAAATCTAGCCGAATCAAAATATTCACCACCAACAACATAATTATTATTTATAGAATAATCTTGAAAAGTATATAAATCAAAATGAAATAATGGTATTTGAGAACCAACATACATAAATCTTCTTGGTGTAGTTCTCATCAAAGACCATCTTAAAGCTTCTTCTGGATGATATTTAAATTTAGCTGATATTCCTTGTGATGCAGCACCAACTGGTGTTATGTAACCAGAATAAGGACGTTCAAATGGAGATGTTAAAACATTTGCATGGTTTAAATTAGGTACTAGATCTGGATGAAGGGCACCTACATCAGATCTATGCGCCCAAGCTTCAAAATGATGTTCTAATGTTATAAATCCTACTAAAGAATCTTTTAATCTTGATTTTTGACCAGTAATCTCTTTATATTTTATAGTATAATCATTTACTCCACCTAGTTGTTTATTATTTAAAAACTGATAGACAGAATATAAAGGCCCAAAATCTCTTGCTTGATCAATGCCACCAAAAGTCCAAATATCAAATCCTGATTTATATGACCCATAATTTGGATCACCCAATAGTGCAAGGCGCTGTAAATAAGGTGATATACCATAAGCAAAACAAGATTTTTGATATTTTGAATTATATGATACCGGATCATTATTTGCCCCCGGTGTGTATGGCGTACATCCTGCACCAGCAGCACCGAAATTTCCTGCACCATATTTTTGAGCAGCATTTGGCCACGATGATGCCTGAATTCTGTCATTTACGGAAGTTCCTCTAGGCAATTTATCTGGGGATGCACACCAACAACATCCAATTTCACTTATATTCATTGGTGTTGCAAAAGGATTCATAAAAGGCAAATAACCATAACTAAATGATTTTGTTGAAATATTTTCTCTCTTAAATATAGTGTCTGTCAATCCTCCTTTTAAATGTGCAAATTTACGACAATTACAAGGTCTAAGAGGCCAGAAATAATGACTTGGACCACCATCACAGTTTACATCAAATAATTCTAAACTTGGAGAAGCTCCAACATAACCGTTACCAAATGGAGTAGCATCTGGATTGCATGATAAAACACGTGAATTTCCGCCACCTTGCCCGCTTGATTGAAATCCCTGACATTGCGTGACATTTGGATCTCCACCAAAAGCATATTCTGGGGGATACCATATAAAATGGCATGCAGTATGTCTATACATTATATCAAGAGGTTCTGATCTAGGTACTCCTAATCCAGCTAGACATTGCCTACATTCATTTGGATCTGGGGGGTTACATGGTTGTCCAGCACATCCATTATTATTGCCATCATCTTCTCCTGAAGAACCTCCAGGATTATCTGTTTGTTCGGTTGAGTCTCCTACTGGATTTGAACCACCTGAAGGACAAGGATGACATCTATCACAAAAATCTATACATGGGCTGTCTTTTATTGGGGGTATATCTCGTCTTGAACACAATCCACTAGTACCTTCACATGTTTGAAAAGGACTATTTCCACATAATAATCCAATCAAACGACTGCATTCAATCCCAACAATTTCATTACTTGAGCCTAAACCTACAGAAGGAATAATATTTAGATCTCTTAAATAACTAATACAATCATTACCAATTATTTCATTGCAAGTAGCCAAAGAACGATTTGGTGGAGGAACCAAATCAGATCCGTAATCTGGATCACATATATTTGAGCATGCACCACCACACTCAGCACATTTTGATTTTGCTATTTGCTCACAACCAATTCCAAATCTTTGATAACAATCATTAGTTGTATCATTTTTAAACATACAGTCGCAACATTCTTGCGGATATATGTCTGAACATTTTTGTAAATTATCTTGATAAAGATTAGACTCATATCTTATTGCAGGTGGAGTATCTTTAAAGTCTGATTGATTATTATTTGAAAAAATAGATGCCATTTTATACCAAAATAAATTTATTAATTAACCGGAACAGTCACACGCACATGGGTCTGTTCCACTGGCTGGTGGTTTGAACAAGATTCTAGGACTCCGTTGCACTCCCGGTCTATTCATTCTTAAAACTAGAATATCAGTAGGATGTACAGGAGATGCAGTTAACATGGTATTACCATACAATGTAATAAAATTCTCATACAATGTTGGATTGCAGCAGGAACGTTTTGCGACACATTGACAACAGGCTTTTTTAGGCATAAGAAGATCTCACACTATATTTATACGCAAATACAACAAAAGCTCCTTTTAGGAGCTTTTGTTGCTACAAACTTTACTAAAATTTAACGAGACCGATTACGGACTACACGGTAGTACGAACGACCATTCTTTGTCTCACGAACTACGGTGTAGTTCATGTCAAAGCGATCAAAAGCCTCACGGAGATCATGCATCGTTGCGCGCATATTAGTAACGCGGAAACGCTTGCGAGCCTCGCCAGCAGTCAAAGATGCACCGCTGCGCATAAAATCAAACACTCTCTGAATCTTGGTCGGACGATCAACAGTAGTAATTTCCATAAACTTTCCTTTCTTATAAGAAGTTGCAATAATATACACCCCATATCCTAACTGTCAAGCAATTCCCTAAATAATTCTGACTGAAGGAGGCCCTATGGCTCAGAGCAATCGTCAGTTCGTAAAATTTGTGAGGCAACATCTCGCAGAGTACGGTATGAAACTTATTATTGGCCGTGGAAAGCATGTAAATGTAGATGGTTTCCGTTGTTCTGGCTATTTTGATGAATCTGGAAAGGCTATTGCCGTGGCAGGCAAAGCAAATGAATTTATGCAGGTGCTGGTGCATGAATATTGCCATTTTTTACAATACATAAACAATTCTCAAATTTATAATAAATCTTATGATGCTTCTTATGTTGTTGATGCGTGGTTAAAAGGCAAAAATTATCCTATTAAAAAAGTAAAACGGGCTTTTTTTCTTGTACGAGCCATGGAAAGAGACTGCGAAAGACGGGCTATGAAGATAATTAAAGACTTCAACCTAGCCATTAACAGCAAAATGTACGCAAAACGAGCTCATGTGTACATCTACAGCCACTTTTTGATGGAAAAAACTCGTAAATTTCACTCATACAAGCGAAATCCATACTATAGCAAGTATGTTTTGAACATTATGCCATCAAATATGGCTGTTCTCAGCCATAAAACGATCCCACCGAAGGTTTATTCGGTGTTAGAATCGTTTACAATCTGAGATTTTAGATATTTTG